TGGGATTTTTTGACGATTTTTTTTTTGTTTTGGCTTCTTCATAGTTTTCTATAAATTCGGCAATATTGTCATATAGTTCAAATTGCCTTGAAGTACCATCTTCAAATTCCATCATTTCAAATTCATCCAAAATACCCATCTGTTCTGTTGCTTTATACTTAACATATAATTGTTTCTTTTCTTTACCAATTCTACGTAAAAAGGCATAATAGATAATCTGTGTAAAGTAAGCAAAAGGGTTCTTAGATTTATTGGGATCAAAGTTATCAAAATACATTAAACAGTTTTCAATACCATCTGACATCATTTCATCACGATAGGTATAATTAATGAAGTTGGGTTTGTGTGATAGACCTTCTGCTATCTTCATAAAGCATTCACCAATGTAGTTTGGAATAGGTGGAGGAGGCAGTTTATTCTTCTTAGCATCCTTCTGTGCTGCTTTATAATCAATTAAAGCCTGTAAAAAATCAGCATTGTTTATATAATGTTTTTGTTTAGTCGCCATGTTTACCACATAAAGTTATTGACATTCGCTTGACAAGAGTGTAAAGTCGAGTATGTCCTGGTTTAGAGTTAATGTAATGTATCATTACCTTGGTTCATTGTATTAAATTCATCAACAATTTCTTGTATTTCTTCTTCAGTCATATTCTTTACAGTAGATTTTGCATCTAACAAACGTTTAATTTTTTCCACAGTATTGAGATAATATTCGGAGAATTCATCATCTGGTTCCAAAACACAAAGAACATCATGAGCATTTAATTGTATTTGATTCTTTTTGAGCAATTGAACTGGCAACCAATGCCTCATAACTAAGCCAGAATGATTACCACGATAATCAACTTCAAATGCCATTGGTTCATCAATATCATAATATTGAATACCATTAGCTGTTACATTACCAATGATATCTTCACCATTCTTTAATCGAACTATTTTTATAGTGTTCATTTTTTTAGTCCTATTTTATAAATTTTGAATGGAAACTTTTCTTCATTATATACTTTGGTTCTTTCCACAAAATGTTTAAGCGTAAAATTCATATGTTTCTTATATCTTAAATCATCGGCTATGTCGTAGAGTGTGGCTTTTTCTTTACCTTCTGCTTGTCGTAATCCTCGGCCGATAGATTGCAGATTGCGAATCCTTGACTTAGAAGGACTTGCAAAGATGATATTGTGTAGATTGCGAATGTTAATACCAGTACTAAAAGTACCAAAAGATGCCACAACAATCGCATTACTTTCTATCTCCATTATTCTTCTTATTTCTTCTCTATCATTGGCATCAACACCGCCATGAACAAAGAAAACTTTTCGATCACCAATCTTTTCGGTGTTCTTAATCATATCATACAATATTTGGCCATGTTTGTCAACCATTTGATACAGTATGAGAGTATTTTTACCTAAGCTAACTGCAAGATTTTTAATGAATTTGTTTCTAGTTTCGTGTGATATTAAATATTGAATTTCTTCAGGATAAGTGTAGTCTTTTACCATTAAACATTCTTCATCGGTATGTTTTAATACTAAACACTTAATTTCAAAATTTGAGAGTTGCTGTTTATCAATCAACTCTTTGGTACTGATAACTTTCTTAACGGCACCAAACAAACCTTCTAACACCAGTTTGTGTGTTTTGGTACCGTCTAATGTACCTGTTAGACCAATTCGATATTTGGCATTGACACAAGAGGTTAAAATGGTTGTTAAAGATTGTGCTTTGAATAGATGTGCTTCATCACCAATAATATAATCAAACTGATGAAAGTATTCTTTTGGCATTTTGTATAAAGATTGCCATGTAGAAATTGTAAGAGCTTTATTCGTTTCTTTTTCTTTACCTTGATAGATACGGTGAACATTCGTCATTTCACCGTCATTATAATCACCAAAATCAGAATATAACTGTTCAACTAGAGAAGTGGTCGGAACAATAACAAGGCCTTTTAGATTTTGATATTGGTGAAGTTGACGAAAGAGTAGATAGATGATGAGAGATTTACCGGATGCCGTTGGTGAAAGTAACAACGCTCGGCGTTTTTGCATGGCATGGATATACGCATTGAGTTGGTGTTCTCTTACTTCAATTGGTTCACCACGAGAATGTATGTCTAGTGATTCAATAAACTTTTTGGCATGATAGACTGAATATTCATCTTCAATGTCTGGTCTTGGATCACCATATTCAAAATTGTATTCACGCTCTCTACAAAATTCTTCAATGTATGGTAACAAACCAAGATAGATTTGATTTGTTTGTAGGTTATACATGCGGATTTTCCCGTCCCACACACGATTACGATAGGCAGGAACAAACTGGTAACCTGGCACAAAAAATGTAAAGAACTCCGATAACTCTTTTGCGATATGTTTCTCACAAGTTATCTTGGCATATACTTCATCTTTTTTGGCAATAACTAATTCACTCATTCTTTTTCATCAAACTGGTAGAACCATGAATCTGGAGTGCCAACACTCCACTTCGATACATTCTCTACTGAATAAACCTCTGTTGGTATTTTAAAATCTGGAGTCTTTACTACTGGTGGCACCAGTGATACATCATACCACAGGCACCGATTATTTGGTTGACAGGCAAATTGGCCATTGTCTAGTTGTATAAAGTTATATGATTTGTGTTCTTGCACACCTTCTGAAAAACTGGTGTCAATACGATTGAAATCCGGTGCCGCAAAATCGATTGTAAAAAGGTATTTGCCAAAGTGAAACTGTTTGTCTTTACCAAAATATTTTACTTTGAGACCACGCAGATTCGATTTCTCAATCACTGCCATGTCATATGATAAACAATCCCATATTTGTAAATTGTCAAGAGGCAGATATTCTTCTACTGGCTTCCAAACATAGGCCGAGATTGGTAACTTATCGAACAATGCACCATAGTCGGTTAACATACACTCAATACGAAATGCCTGACCTTTGATGGCTTTGGCAGTCATCCATACACAAGGTTCTAATTCACCATGACCTTTTTCGTTGTTGTATAGAAACTCTTTACGAACAAAACATTTGACTGGTGGTATGTTTGCAACTAAAAATGCCATTATTGTCCGCCTATAAATTTTTCCCAGCTGATAAAATCACGCAATTGCCAGGTTCGTTGTTTTAATTCATTCATGACCGATTCTAGAACCGATACACATTCTTCATGGTATACTTTCTTTTCTAGTAGTTTTATTAAATCGGTGTCTGCTTCGAGATAGGTACTGATATCTGATTTGAGAGTGAACTGGAATGGTTCCCAACCGTATTCCTGAAGTTCCTCTTGTGACATCTTGCCTGTATAATATTCCCATTTGACCTTTCTCATACGGAGATAGTCAAAGTGAGCCTTCTTTGAGGCAATCTTGTGTTTGGTTAGTATTGAGAGATACTTGTTGTGTAGAATTGGTATACGGAGAAGTTCTTTACCTGGTTCGGTTTGGTCCATCTCAACGTCTTTTTCCCAATGTTTCAATATTTGTTCTAAATTTTCCATAATGTTTTCAATAGTTTAACACCAATTTCACATACTAACACAACTAATGTTAACTTGTCAAGCTATTCCAATGGTAAAAAATTAAAATAATCAAAGACAAAAGTGGCATCACATGAGATTACATCCTCTGCCGTTTGTCTGGTATCAAACTGTATGTCAGATAATGAGATGGGAAACACATTAATAAACTGGACTTTTACTACAGGATTGTTCAAAGCAGACAATACCGTTAGTATGGCATCAGAATAATAACTTGGTTTTTTGCTGCCAAACTTGGTTTGCTGTTGTGATAACCTATTCCTCTCAGAAAAACTCTCTGGAGATGCGATGGAGCGGAACCAACCATGGATTTCTTTCCATGACAACATCGCTCCGTCAACAGGAAAGTTGATGTTTAATTGGTTATACATCATTTTGTTTCCAGGTGCAAAGACATCCACAATAGGAAAGGTCATTTGTGCCTGTCCTATACTCATTCCTGGTATGTTTACTGATTGGCAAAAATACTGGCAGTTTGGTATTCGATCAAAAGTTAAAAGAAACTTTGACGGTTGTAGATAACCAGTATTTTCTGGTGTTCTTGTGATAGCACTCATCTATTAAAATATCCTTTTAGACACATCAATATTTAGGTCATAAAAAAAGAGACCTCCGTGTAGGAGGTCTCTATAAATGTCACTCTTGTAGGTGACTTTTTAAAGTGCCTTGCGGCTACTATTACATCAAGTTCTTGACACCGAACAAACGATAGTAAACGTTTGAACGCTCTGTCAATGCACCATTGCCTACCAAAGAACCTTTGGCGAATGGGTTGGCTACCATGCCGTAACGGGTTTTGAAACCAATCTTTGGTTGGAATGTGAACTGGTCTACAGCACGAACCATCTGTAATGGAACGTATGGGCAATAGAACAATCCAGCATCGTATGGGCTAGAACCTTTGTAACCGATGGTTACGAGTTCTTGGTTGCTTGTGTATCCACCGAAATATGGGTCAATGTAGACCTTGATACGACCATGGAGTAAACCAGCAAATGTATTGCCTGTGTCATCTACTTGCAAATCAGCAGACAAAGCAGGAGTATATTGCAATACACCAGCCATTGCCATAGCAGAAGCAACGTCAGAAGAAACGATCAATACGTTACCTTTTCCACGACGTGTTTGCTTAGCGATTACGTTAGCATCACGCTCGATTTGGAAAATCAGACCTTTGAAACGCTCAACAGACCAACGACCGTTGGAATCTGTATCGAGGTCGAAATAACCAGCAGTTGTTGTACCATACTGAGCACCGGCAACGGCAGTCGTATAGATGGTACGGATAACTTCACGGTTGATTTCGGCGAGGATTTCTGTAGACAGAATGTTTGACAATTCTGTTTCAGCATCAAGACCATGAATTGCCTTCAAGTCTTGTGCGAGTTCTAAAGAATACTCAGCTTTCAAAGCACGGCTTTGAGCAGTTACAGTTACCTTCTCGATAGAGAATGCCATCTGTTGGAAAGCATTACCACTATCAGAACCCAAAATTTCAGCGTTAGCTGTTGGCATTGCGATACCAGAGGTAGTTGTCAATGCTGTTGGATTTTGGAATGTGTTAGCTGTATCTTGTGCTGTTGTACCTTGGAAACCGTATGGGTTTTGTGCCGATACAGAACCAGAGAACTGTGTATTTGGCTCATTGAAGAAAGCCTCAGTTCCGTCTTGTGTGCTATAACGAGCACGCATTGCAAAGATCAAGCCTGTTGGGCCTGTCATTGGCTGAACACCAGCAACGTCATAAGCGATTAGGTTTGGAAGAGCACGGCGAACCAAGCTGATCAAGATTGGATCAAAGTTCTGAATGGCGTTACCAGTAGCATTCTCTGGACCAGTTACAGAAACTTCGTTCAAGGCCATACGGTCTTGTGCCATAGCTTGATGTTGATTTTCCAAAACAAGAGCTGTAACAGCCTTCTTGTATGGGTCTTTAATGGCTTCGAGTTCTGGATGCTCCAAAACTGGTGTCCATTTCTTTTGTAGTTCTTCAGTCATATACATTTTTTGTTTTCCTTTGTTGTATATTATTGGTTATTTAACCAAAGTTTGTGAAATTGTTTTTGCATATTGTTCCATTAAAGGATCGAAAGATTTTGTTTCTTTCTTATCTTCTTCAATTTGAACTTCATCATCTAGAGCGGAATTGTCTGCCACTTTAACTTCAGCTTTGAAATATGATTCTTTCAATGTTGATAGTTTTCCAGCAAATTCTTCCTCAGTAGTAAATTCCACACCCTCTGCGAGTGATTTTAATTTTTCTACTTGGGTTTGCGTCAGGCCTTCACACGCTGTGTAGATAGCCTCAATTTTTTTCTGTTCGTTTAATTCTTTCTTGAGCTCAATACCTTTATTGATTTGCTCATTTAAAGAAGCTTCGAGTTCTTCAACACGTGTTGTGAGTTCGCCTACAACATCAACCTTCTCTTGTGGAATGTCAATGTAATGTTCAACAAATAGATTACGTAGACCGTCAATAAAATCTTCTACGATTTCGGCACGGAGACCTTTTTCGATAGCGATTTCATTTTCTTTCATCCATTCTTCAACAACGTAGTTAAGATAATCGTCAACCTTGGTTGCCAAATCTTCTTTAACTTCTTCGATAGCACTTTCGAATTGCTCTAACAACTCGGCTTCAGCTTCAGCAATAACTTCTTCTGCACGAGCAATAACGGCAGCTTCAAAAATTGTGGTAGCTTTAGCAACGAATTCTTCAGAAAGATTCTCACCAGAAAGAAGAGCATTCATATCTTCTTTCATTTTTTCTTTGTTCATCATCTTCTTGATCATGGCCTTATCTTCTTTCTCATCTTCGTGACCTTCTTTTTCAGCTTCAGCAATAACTTCTTCTTCAGCTTCAGTTTCTTCACCGTAAGATTGGAATGTGGCACCAGGATTCTTAGCAAACTTCTGTGAAGCAGCCTTGCCTTCTGGTTGCTCGGTAGAACCTTGCTCTTGGGGTTGCTTGGCCAGTTTCTTCATTGGCTCAGAACCTACAGGAGGTGTTGCACCAGGAGGAGTTGCTGTTGGAGCGCCTTTGGAAGCATCTGGAGCAGCATCTGTTGTCTTGGTGACTTCTGTACCAATGTCGCCAACTTCTTTTGTACCGTAAGCAACATCACCAGTTAATTTTTGTGGTTTATCTTGGCCAGACTTTTTGCTTGCTACAGATGCAGCAAGAATTTCTTTAGCGGCTTCAGACAGATTAAATTTTGCCATTTTGAAAATCTCCTTGATTTATATTGGATATTTATATTTAAAGTTTTTTCATGAAGTTCTCAAAAATGCGTAGACTTACTTCTTCGATTTCTCTGCTTGATGCCTTCTTAATTTCATTGACGGCTTGAGAGTATTCTACTTCAGTCCAAACACCATTGACCAACATCCATTCTTTACCTTCCATGATACCTTGAACAAATGCTCCAGGCGCAGAAGGGTCTGCTACTATATCTGCCGCTGTGGCTAGATAAAAATCGGGCTGAACGACATTAACTCCATTGACATTCTTTAGTGAGCCCATGCCTCGGGAAGATACACCTAGTTGAGCACCGCCTTCAATAAGACTTCTGGCGATGTTGCCCATAGGAGTATCTAAAATCTTTGCTTTACCGATCCATTGTGTACCATCTTCTTTTAGTGAAGTAATCATGTGGGATACACGATCTAAGTTAATAGATGGTGACTCTGGATGACCTAATTCTCCAAAAGCACGATGCTTGTTAATGTATTCTTCCGTATAACGAGCAACTTCTTTTTTCATGGTATTGTATTCATATAGACGACCATTGCGGTTCTTTTTCTCGGCCACAAGAAAAGGTCCTTCTATATGTAAGGATTTTTTACCGTCAGCATCTTCTACAAGATAACTAACGGTTTCGGTTATTTCTTTGATTAATTTCATAATCCGTATGTTCCTCTTTTTCTGAGTGATATTCTTCTTTTTCTCAGAGCCTGTTTCATCTTGGCTCGTCTTTTAAATCTAGCTCTTCTGGCAGCCATTTTACGGTGTCTACGTTCCATTGGACTCATTCGAATCATTTTACCACCACGGATGGTAAAACCTGGAACTGCAGACAACTTTTTACGTCTTTGTACCTTACCAGCACGAATACGGATTCGAACCACCTTGGTTCTACCCATTTTCATTATGTTGCCTTCTGTTATATCTTCTATTTCAAAAGCTACATCGGCACCACAATCTTCAAACATCTCTGCCGCCATGCGGAGTTTTATTTGGTTAATCTTGTTTTCGATTAACTCTTTTAATCTTTCGTCTAATATGTTTCTAGCTTCTAAAACATTATTAGAAAGAAGTTTTGAAACAAACCCACTCATTATGGAGCAGGTCTTAAAGAATAACTACCAAAATTAAATGCAGCCGGATCATTAAATTGACCACGCTGATAGTATTCGTTATGTTTACGTATATCCATTATAATTGTGTACGCACCATTTGCTGTCATACCTTTTGTAGATACACCGATGTTTCCATTACATCCTGCAGTACCTTCTGCGTTGTTTGGAATAGTAGGCCAGTTCGATGAACCGTCATACTCACCACTACCAATAATATTACAAACAGGTAAAGATGTTGAAGCTGTCCACAAT